TGGTGCTTCTAACGCGTGGTGACGGGTCATTTCTGTGACACCCTTTACCGACGCCGAAAAAACCGACATTCGAAGATATTGTGGCTACCCAGCGTATGGCGCCGCACCCACCGGTTCGGAGTCGTGGCGATTCTTTCAGGTCTACGGTCTATTGGAATTTCGAATGAATAATCTATCGCAATCTGAAACCGGGATCGTGCGACGGTACCTTGTCGCTTTGCACGGCCTGGAAGCGGCGGTACCACACTCGGGCGAAAACCTGGACACCGACCAAGCCGGTGTGTGGACCCGTAATTCGGACGAAGTGCGCGATCGCGAGCGCCTGTTTGACGGTTGGTGTCGCCGGCTGTGCGGTTTTTTTGGAATTCCCCGCGGGCCGGCCCTGACAGGCAGCGGCATTACTCTGGTGTAAATGGATGAGACCCGTATCCAGGATCGGATCAGTTGGGGTCTAAACGTAGCCGCTCGATTCCTAGGAGCTCCAACGGACGCGTATCGACCTTCGGGCGTCTCTGACCCACTGCTGCCCACACATCGCTTCCTCCGCCTGCGTGCTGCGTTTTGTAACGTGCTCGGGGGATTTGAGCGAGCGAACACCTACGATCATCCTCTATGGAATGGCATATTTGATTCCGCCTACACCAGAATTGGAGATTATTTGGTTCAGCGTGGTGGCACCTGGTTTATTGCTTCCCAGCAGGCCCTGATGCCAATACTGTGCGTACACACCGACCGCATCGTATCTTTCACCCGACCGGCAGCCCCGACAGCCAGCGGTGTGAATACATATGGAGGGGTGACTGTGGCGACCAACACACCTATTCTCACTAACTGGCCAGCCAGTGTCCGCGCTGCCTCGCCCGCTGGAATCCCGTCCGCCGATCTTCCCGGCGACTCGTCGGTGTCCCATTGGACGGTGCTGCTACCGTCTGTTCCTGAGATGGTGCTTCAATTCTCCGATCTGATGACTGACGATCTGGGCCGTAACGCCGTTGTCTCATCCGCGGAGTTGACGAATCTCGGTTGGCGAGTGACCGTCAAGCAAGCTGCAACGTGATGGCCGACGAGTCCGACGTAGAGACAGCACTGGTCACACTCTCCTCCGCTGCCCTTTATCCAAACGGAACGACGTCGCCAAGTGTTCCGGGGGTTGACTGTCGTATCTATCGTGGCTGGCCGAACTCGGCTGCACTGAACGCAGACCTCTCAGCGGGACGAATTAACGTAACGGTCTTTCCAGTCCCCGGTCGTGCACGCACTACAACACGCTATACCCAAAGGCAATCGGGCCGCACTTCCGCACCTTCATTGACCGTATCAGTATCAGGAACGTCGGCGACGTTCGGCGGATCCGGCGGACCCGGCCAGCTGGCTGGCATTCTAGTTAACGGTCAAAGCGGCCGGAGTTACGTCTATCGCACACAGGTCGGCGAGGATCCCGCCCTGGTAGCTGCCAATTTAGCTGCCTTGGCTCGCGCAAATGCAATTATTCAGGTTTCCGGATCCACACTCAGCATACCTGGGGCGAACAGCCTAATCGCCCGGGTGGTCGCAGACGGGTCGGCTCAGCAGGAGATTAGACGCCAAGAACAGGATTTTCGTGTTACATGCTGGTGCCCGACACCGGCATCTCGCGACGCGACGGCAATTTCCATCGATGTCGCCCTCGCACAGTCGACGTTCATCACTTTCGCTGACGGCTCGATGGGTAAGCTGACTTACGCCGGCACGACGGTGTTCGATCAATCTCAGGATGCATTGCTCTACCGCCGTGATCTGCTTTACCAGATTGAGTATCCGACGATCATCTTTACTTCACCGCCCGCGATGTTGTTCGGGGACCTACTGCTAAACACCGCCGGCTTCACGGCATAAATTCGGGGACTTCATGAAGTTCACATTGATTGTTGTTAGACCGTTTAATGGCTTCGCCCGAGGGGACAGCGTCAGTGACCCGGGAAATATCGCAAAAATTCTTAGCAGCGATTGGGCTCACTCGGTGGTACGGGTTCTCGCTATCTCCGCAACAAAGGATTGACGCCTATGCCGATCTTTCAGCAGGGCAGTCTCAACACGACCGCCTTGGTAGTGCCCGATCTCTACGTACAGATCGTGCCGCCACAAAATCTGATGTTGAATGGGGTACCAACGAATGTTCTTGGTGTTGTGGGTACCGCCTCGTGGGGGCCTGTCAGTCAGCCCGTAATCGTCGCGACCATGACCGATTTCGCCAGCAGTTTCGGCTCGGTAATTGCGCGCCAATATGACATGGGAACTCAGGTCGCAACCGCCGTCCAGCAGGGCGCCCAGAATTTCCGATGCGTCCGCGTGACCGACGGCACCGATACAGCGGCGCAGTCGATGGTGCCTAACACGACATTTTGCTTCACCGCCTTATATACAGGTTCGTTGGGGAACGACGTGGTGTTGGCGTTAAACGCCGGATCACAAACGAATACTTGGTGTCTAACTGTAGTATTGCCCGGCCTGCAGCCGGAAATATACAGCAACATTGGTGGAACAGGGGCGGATTTCTGGATCGCACTGGCGGCGGCGGTCAATATAGGACAGGGTCCACAACGTGGTCCGTCCCAGCTCGTCGCCGCGAGTAGCGGTGGAGCCACAGTCACCCCGTCCAGCTTTGGCATCACGCTCGGCGCTGGGACCCCGGGGTCTGATGGAGCAACGGGCGTCACTGCGAGTCAATTGGTGGGCTCGAGTGTCTCGCCTATGTCGGGGATGTATGCGCTGCAAGGTCAGGGTTGCGGCATCGCCCTTCTGGCCGACGCAGATGACCCAACTCAATGGACGACACAGTCGGCGTTCGGATTGCAGGAAGGCGTGTATATGATATTAACCGGTCCTCCTGGCGATACTATCGAGAATGCGGTTGGTATTAAGGCTCAGGTGGGGCTCGACAGCTACTCTGCGAAACTCATGTTCGGCGACTGGTTATGGTGGTCCGATCAGGTCAACAACGTGGTTCGTTTGGTGTCACCGCAGGGCTTCGCAGCCGGTCGCTTGGCTAACCTCTCACCCGAGCAATCCAGCTTGAACAAACAAATCTATAGCGTTGTTGGCAGTCAGAAATCGGGATCTCCCGGATCGAGTCAAGCGACTACATATTCGTCAGCCGATCTCGCGTTTCTGATCGGGGCGGGCATTGATGTTATTAGTAATCCACAGCCTGGGGGTACATATTGGGGCGTACGTGCCGGTCATAATTCGTCTTCAAATCTCGCAACCAACGGCGATAATTACACACGTCTCACAAATTATATCGCAGAGACCCTCTCTGCTGGAATGGGCCAGTTCGTGGGCCAGCTAGTCAATACCTCGCTGTTTCAACAGATTCGCGCAACTCAGTTGTCTTTTTTGCAGAATATGTTCAATCAAGGAATTCTGGGTAGTACCAATGGGAACCTGCCCTTTAGTGTGATTTGCGATATTTCGAACAATCCAGCCAGTCAAACTGGGCTTGGTTACGTGCAATCCGATGCCCAGGTGCAGTATCAGTCGATCAACGAGAAGTTTATTGTGAACATTGAAGGCGGCCAGTCTGTCATTGTGTCAGTCCAGACGCTTCCCAGTGGACAATCTACATAAGGAGGTCTCAGCATGGCACTTACCAATTTTTCCGTTGGCGTAGACACCCAGTTGGTCGTGCTGGGCCCGGCCGGCCGCGTGGATCTCACATATGTGACAAGCTTTGAAGCGCGGCAGCTGACATCCTCTGTAAGAGTGGATCGGCTCGACGGCACCCAAATGGCGGCGGAGCTACCGAAAGGCTGGGAAGGCACGTTTGAGATTGAACGAGGCGACTCCGTCGTAGATGACTTCATCGCTGCTGCGGAACAACAGTTTTACAATGGCAACACAGTTCCCGCAGGCTCGATGTATCAGTACGTGTCAGAAACAGACGGCTCAATGTCGACTTATTTATACGATGGCGTGACGTTCAAGCTAGCCAGTGCGGGCCAGTGGAGGGGCGATAGTGGCGTCAAGCAGAAGTTGGATTTTTTCGCAACTCGCCGGATGCGGGTCTAATGAGCCCCTCAGCCGCGATCATCTCCGCTACGTCCGCTTCCACAAATGTGACCGATAGGCTTGGAAGAAAACTAACTGTGCACCACATGACTTCTCTCGACAAACTCCGATTGTTCAAGGCGGCAGGCCCAGGGCTCGCGCAGAATCAGCCCTGGCTCGGGATGGCGATGCTAGCGTGCTCGGTGACCGAGATAGATAGCGTGCCGATTCCCCAGCCGGCCAATGAGCAGCAGATCGAAGCAATGGTTGCTCGATTGGGAGATCATGGGATTTCTGCGGTGGCAGAAACCCTCAATGGAGCGACTGACCGCACCCAGTCTGAAATTTTGGCCACTGCGGGAAACTGAGCAGGCACCCCGATCTAGTCGACTGCCTGTTCCTTGTACGGAACGGGGTGCCGTTTGACATTGCCTTTAGCCTGCCAGTCGACGAGAGACTTGCTTGGATCGTGGCGCTCGGAACGATTGATGGGCGTATATTCGATTGGCGTACCCTACGCTGGAAGGCGGGGAATTGATTACTGCCGACTGCTTGGGGATGCTGGAGAGTCGTTGTCGAACTCTGATGACAATTTGCGCTTCCCACCAGGTGGTGTTTCTTGGTTCGGCTGAAAGGGGCGGTTTCTTCGTCCCGCCCCGAGGCCCCCATAGCCTTGCCTGGATTTCTCAAACGTAAGCAGTGCATCAGGGTCGCGAATCTGGGAAAGTGGTTTTGCGAGAACAACTTAACCATGCCGCACGGTGATCCCCGATGCCGACAGAGTGTACTCCGAAGCAATATGAATTTGAAGCGATTGGACACCGCGCGGTGGTGGCTTGCTTCGATGGCGGCAACATCACCTCGAACGCGGGAGATCTGCTGCTGGGCCTGGTGGATCGTGGCCTGGGGCTGATTCGTCGGTTTGCGCGGTGTTTCAGCGACCGGCGCGACGCTCGCTATGTCGAGCATCAAGTCGAGACGCTGGTGGGCCAGCGGATCTTTGGCCTGGCGTTGGGCTACGAGAGCCTGCCCTTGGGCCGGCGAAGCCGGACCCGAGGAACATTAACGATCACGACGAGCTACGTAAGGGCCCGACCTTCACGGCGCTGGCCGGGAAGCTGGCGCCCGTGCTGCGCTCGGACTGCGAGGCGTTGGCGGCCAAGAGCACGCTTAATCGTGTTGAGCACATGCCGAAGCGCCATGGCGCGAAGTATCACAAGATCGAAGGCGATGGGGCACAGTCGATGCGCTGCTGGTCGATCTTTTCCTCGAGGCGCATGAGCGTGCGCCGCGCGAGATCGTGCTCGATCTCGACAACACCGACATCCCACTGCTCGGCATGCAGGAAGGTCGCTTCTTCCACGGCCATTATGACGAATACTGCTATCCGCCGCTGTATGTGTTCTGCGGCCGGCATTTGCTGCTGGCCCGGCAACGGCGCGCGAACGTCGCAGAGGTGGCTGGGCGAATCTGAACACTCCGATAAGTGTTTTCCCTGCCTGGATTGCGGCGCTGATGCCGCGTAACAGGAGGGATCATGTCGAGACGCTCACGGCGCAACCACAGTCTAGCATTCAAGGCGAAGGTGACCTTAGCTGCGATCAAGGGTGAGGAGACGCTGGCGGAGCTGGCACAGCTGTACGACGTCCACTCGACGCAGATTGCGGGCACCGGCTGCCATTGAGGCGCCGGGCCGAGCTGCTGGGGATCAGCCGTGGCGGTCTGTATTACGATCCGTGTCCGGTGTCGGCGACCGACTTGGCGATCATGCGGCGGATCGACGAGCTGCACCTCGACTATCCGTTCGCGGACAGTCGGATGCCGCGCGATCTGCTGCGAGGCGAGGGTATCGCGATCGGGCGGGAGCGGGTCACGACGATGATGCGGCGGATGGGCATCGAGGCGATCTATCGCCGACCGCATACCTCGAAACCTGCTGATGGGCACAAGCTTTATCCCTACCTGTTGCGTGGCGTAACGATCGAGTGAGCCAACCAGGTGTGGGCGATGGACATCACTTACATTCCGATGGCGCGGGGCTTTGTCTACCTCGCGGCTGTGATGGACTGGCTCAAGCGACGGGTGCTGGCCTGGCGGGTGTCGATCTCGATGGAGGTTGATTTCTGCCTGGACGCGGTTGATGAGGCGTTGACCCGGTACGGTCGCCCCGAAATTTTCAACACCGATCAGGGCAGCCAGTTCACCAGCGCGGCGTTCACCGGGCTGCTGTTGGAAAACGCGATCAGCATCAGCATGGACGGCCGCGGTTCCTGGCGCGATAACGTGTTCGTCGAGCGGCGGTGGCGCTCGGTCAAATACGAGGGGGTCTACCTGCGCGCCTATGACAGCGTCGCGGAGGCGCGCAGCTCGATCGGCGCTTACCTGGCCTTCTACAACCGCAAGCGGCCACATTCGAGCCTTGACGGAAGGACACCGGATCAAGTCCACTTCCGCAGCCTGGTAGTGGCGGAGGCTGCATGAAATTCGCCGCTGTTGTGGGGCATCGCTACGGTCGGGCTACGCCCTCCCTGCGCGATGCCCCATAACGGCATTCAATGCAAACAGTTGGTTGGGAAACCATCTATCGGAACCGAAACGCTGTTCAGACCAACTCAGCCACCTCTGAGGACGCAATGGATATATGGAAGCGAACATGGTTGACGAGTGTACTATTGGCATCGCTCTCGTGCTGGATAACGGGGTCTCAGAAGGACTAGCGAGTATCCATCGCGACCTTAGTACCTTGAACGGAGTAGTTGACAACAGTGCCATACGACTTAGCCAACTGACCCGTGTAGCCGCCGATCTGCGGTATTGGCCGAGTGCAGCATTCTCGGATGCGAATCAGCCGCCTCGCGCGGAGTTCAGTGAAGACGGAAAACCCAAGCCGCCTGCGGAGATCTCATCGTGGGATCATCCCGCCCAACGTGGCTGGAACCCACCGAGCCTGGATAAGCCGACGAAGCTGTACATTGACATGCTGTCCACGCGGGACAGTCGATCAACCGAGAATCTCTCTTCATACGGATCAAGTCATAATCTTACTAAATCGTCTAGTGATGAATCGTTTCTGAACAGTGGCTCGGATCCCCCGTCTAATAGGAGCCATGAGGCGGGCGAAGTTATCTATCGCGCTGCTGTCAATCCAAGCAGCTATGTGACGCGAGACCCTCTTGGGACACCCCCTGCTATTTTAGATGACAGACTGAGAGGTGGCTTCTCTGTACTTCCGACTATGGCCACTCCAGGCGACCCTATTTTGATCGATGCTGAGACTCCCCAGCCTCCATCCGGTACCTCAAGCACGCCCGCGTTCTTGCCTGAAGGTCGCCCCCAAAGATTCGGCTCATCGCTTTGGCCTGAATCGACACAGGCGGCGTCCTCATCAAACTCCACCGCCCCTGATCGAGACCTAACCGTCGAGACTCATCGTTCGGATACCGAGGTGACGTCGCCTTCAGAAGCGGTCTCGCAAACTGAGTCGCAATCACTTCGACTGCAGGGTGATATTTTGATCGATGGTTCCAAACTCGGACGTTGGGTCACCGACCGCCTTGTCAAGGCAGCAGGTATGCCACGAGCAGCAGCGACCGGATTCGATTCTCGCATGACTCCCACGTGGCCAGGTGCACCAATAAGCGCCTAATGGAAGCATTAGTCCAATGTCGAACGTCGCTCTTCTGCTTGGCCAGATCGCCTTTCAGGACTTTGAGGTTCCGGCCACGATTAATATTGGGGGTGACCAGCGTCTGGCAATTCACCGCCTGCTCGGTGGCACTCGAATCATCGACGCGCTGGGGCGGGAGGAGTCCGACATTAAGTTTTCAGGTGTCTTTTCTGGAGACACAGCAACTCTTCGCGCTCGCGCTGTTGATCAGATGCGCGTATCAGGTCTTCCTATGACCCTCACCTGGGATGTATTCTTTTATACGGTCATCATAAAGAAGTTTGAGGCAGATTATCGTTCAGGGTGGTGGATACCTTATCGGATAACCTGTACAGTCGTGATGGATGAGGCTAGCAGTGCTTTAGATCCGGTTATATCGCTTACGAATAGTACGGTGACTGACTTCGCAACTGCGTGCACCTTCGCTTTGGATGTTGAGATTGACTTGTCGAGTACACAGGGCGCGATCGGAGCGCCCGACGCGGCGGTAAGAGGGTCAGCTTCGCATTCCTCGACACTCGTTGCATTGGCGAGTTCTGGTGTCGCCGTCGCAGCCGGTATTTCTCTAGCCGAGTCCACTCTTGGAGCCGCTTCCTGGCCTGTTGAAGGTAGTATGTCTGAGGTTGTTAACTCTATTAATACCCTGGTGTCGTCGGCTCGACAGATAAGTTATTTGACGAATGCCCAATTCTATATCGGTCGTGCCACCAAGAATCTAACAAATGCGAGTACCTAACGGTGATAACGAAGATTGTA